AAATCATGTGCATTTGACCGTTGGAATTCTAGTCAGTTGGTAAACAATTTAATGGATGATGGATGTAACATGAGTCCATTTGGTCAAGGTTATGCAAGTATGTCTGCACCTACAAAACAACTAGAGAAAATGGTTTTAAGTAAAGAAATAAATCATGGAGGAAATCCTGTTTTAAGATGGATGTGTAACAACATTCAGTTACAACAAGACCCGGCAGGTAATATAAAATTCAATAAAAGTAAAAGTACAGAAAAAATAGATGGTATGATTGCTTTAGTAATGGCTTTAGGTGAAATGATGACAGATGAAAGTACACCATCACAATATGGGGATAAAGATATATTAGTGTTATGAAAATTGAACCATACCCAAAATGTATTACTGACCTTTTGACTAAAAAGGGTTTTGATAAAAAATTTCACGAGTATTGTCGTTTGGAATTAAATTATGAAGATGCATATGAAAAAGTAGAACAACTTCATACTTATTACTTTGGGATTCGTAAATATAAAAATTACGATAGCTATAGAGTATCCAAAAATTATAGAAAAAAAATAACTGAAAAAAAATGAAACTATTTTACATACAACTTAAATACTTATTAGATATTTTTGTGGTATGGGAATATGGGATAGATTATTTGGTCAACAACAGAGGTCAGTTGAAAATCCAAACACTCCGTTATCAAACCCAGCAGCTTGGTTAGTAAATCTGCTAGGTGGTCAAACCGTAAGCGGTGAAAACGTAAATGAGAATAGTGCTTTAACTTTTTCAGCAGTTTATGCTTGTGTTAGAGTATTATCAGAAACGATAGCTTCTTTACCAATTCATGTTTGCAAAAGGTTGCCAGATGGTGGCAAGGTTATTGATTATGAACACGGTGTTCACCAATTAATTTCAAACGAACCGAATTCTATAATGACCTCATATAGTTTTCGTGAAACTTTACAGACACACTTATGTTTGTATGGTAATGCATACGCAGAAATAAAAAGAAATGGTAGAGGAAAACCTATATCTATAAAATTATTAATGCCTTCAGATATTGAGGTGTATATTAAAGATGAAAGGTTATACTACGAAATAACAGACTCTAATACAAAAAATAAAAGAATAGTATCTGATAAAAACATGATACACTTAACAGGTTTAAGTACTGATGGTATTATGGGTAAATCACCAATAACGATAGCTAGAGAAAATATTGGTTTAGGATTAGCTGCTCAAAAATTTGGTGGAGCTTTTTTTGGAAATGGTGCAAATGTTAATGGTATTCTTACTCACCCAGGAACTTTAAATGATGCTGCGCAAAAAAGATTAAAGAGAAATTGGAACAAGAGTTACACTGGTGCTAGTAATGGTTTAAAAACTGCAGTACTTGAAGAAGGGATGAAATATGAGAGAATAGGTATACCACCTAACGATGCTCAATTTATAGAAACTAGAAAATTTCAAGTAACTGAAATAGCAAGAATCTTTAGAGTACCTCCTCATATGATTGCAGATATGGAAAGAGCTACGTTTACTAACATTGAACATCAAGCTATAGAATTTGCAACACATACAGTGAGACCTTGGTTAGTTAAATGGGAGCAAGAATTAAATAGAAAGTTATTTAATAAAGCAGAATCAGATTATTATATAAAATTTAATATAGCTGGTCTGTTAAGAGGTGACAATAAATCTAGAGCAGATTATTATAAGTCACTATTTTATATTGGAGCTTATTCAATAAATGATATAAGATCATTTGAAGATATGAATAAAGTTGATGATGGTGATACTCATTTTGTTCCAACAAATATGATGCCACTTGAAGATATGATGGTAAATTGGAAAAATCAAAATGATAATGAATTAATTTCAGCTGAACCTGAAGTGGATATTGATACAGAAGGTGATGATGATTATGTAGATAGTGAATAATGTTTTTAAAATAATAAAGTTATGAAAGATTTAGAAAGAAGAAATTTTAGCACAGGTAAATTATCAGTAGAGGAAAGAGCTGAGTCTCAAACTAATACTATTGTTGGCCATGCAGCTGTATTTAATTCTAGGTCTCAGGATTTAGGTGGATTCGTTGAGCAAATATCTACAGGAGCTTTTGATAGTGTTCTTGAAGATGATGTTAGAGCTCTATTTAATCATAACCAAAATTTTGTATTGGGTAGAACAGTTTCTAACACTTTGAGATTGTCAGTTGATGAGCAAGGTTTAAGATATGAAATAGATATACCTAACACAACAGTTGGTAGAGATTTATTAGAAAGTATAAATCGTGGTGATATAAGTCAAAGCTCATTTGGTTTTATTGTAGGTGAAGATGAATGGGAAAAAACTGACGACGGTAATCTAAGAACAATTACAAAGGTAGAAAGATTATATGATGTTTCACCAGTAACTTACCCTGCGTATCCTGCTACTGATGCAGCTGTTCGTTCTATGGAAAATTGGAACAAAGAAACAGAAGTTAAAAAAAATGTAGATGAAGAAAAGGATTTAATAGAAAGAGATTTAAAAAGATTGAAGACGGTAATAAAAAGTAAGTATTAATTAATTAAAATCAAGAAAATGGAAGATTCTTTAGACTTAAGAGGTAAACGTGCCGCTTTGGTTGATGAAATGCAATTATTAGTAGAGCAAGCATCAGCTGAAGGAAGATCGTTAACTTCTGAAGAAAATGAAAAGTGGGAAAAAATTAATGCTGATGTAGATTCAATGAAGTCAACTATTGACAAGATAGAAAGACAAGCTGAGTTAAATTCAGAATTAGTTACACGAGCTGATAAAATTTCTAAGTCAGTAGACGAGGTTGTTGTATCGGAGGAAGAAAGAAAACAAGCAGAAAATATGGCATTTAGAAACTACCTATTAGGAGGTATGGACAAATTAAATAGTTCAGATAGAAAAATAATGGAAGAAAGAGCTCAGTCAGTTGGAACAAATTCAGCTGGGGGATTCTTAGTTCCAGAAGGTTTTTCTTACAACCTAGATGAGGCTCTTAAAGCTTACGGAGGAGTTCGTCAAGCTGCTGATGTTTTTGCAACTGCAAGTGGTAATGATTTACCTTGGCCAACTGTTAATGAAACGGCTCAAACTGGTGAACTATTATCTGAGAATTCTCAAGTAGCTGCTCAAGATGTTACTTTTGGTTCTAAAACATTCAAAGCATATATGTTCTCAAGTAAACTTGTAAAAGTATCATTACAATTAATGCAAGATTCTGCATTTGA